CAAGAGGCTCAACGACTAAAAGACGAATATGCTCGTTCTGAGTATCAACGTCTTCGAGCTAAGGAATATCCCTCTTTTGCTGACCAGTTTGATCTCCTCTATCATGGCGGGTATGATGCATGGAAGGCAGCTATTGATGCAATCAAAGCTAAATATCCTAAGCCTACTGGAGATATGTAAATGAGTAACGTTGTTGCAAAAAACTATCAGGTAGGTACTTCAGGAACAGCCTCCAATAACTTCACCCTATATCAGCCCAGCAGCCCTGATGGCACTGTTCGACTAGGTGTAGGTAATGCAGGAGCTACTTCCAGCGATGCGGTAGAGTTTAACTCTTCTGCTGGTATCTCTAAAGTAGGCGGTTATCCTGCCTACCAATGCCGTGCTTGGGTAAACTTCAACGGCTCTGGTACGGTTGCAATCCGAGCAAGCGGGAACGTGTCGAGTATTACGGACAACGGCGCGGGCAACTACACGGTCAACTTCACGACCGCGCTGCCTGACGTCAACTACGCCCCTATCTACTACAATGAAGGCGGTTTTGATGTCATGCGATACCAGTCGTCAGGCACTCAGAACACCAACAACTGCCAAATCCGTGCCGGATACATCAGCGGGTCATCTCTGATTCAGGCGGATATCGGGACGATTTGTGCGGCGTTCTTCCGCTAACCACAAGGAGCACCTATGTCCGATAAACGAATTATTTTTCCGACCGACGAGGGCGGCGTTGCTGTCCTCATCCCTGCACCCGACTGCGGCCTAACCGTCGAGGAAATCGCAGCAAAAGACGTTCCTGCCGGTAAGCCTTACAAAATCGTGGACGTATCTGACATTCCCTCTGATCGCACATTCCGAGGGGCTTGGGAGTATCAAGAATGATTATCATTAACTTAGACAAAGCCAAAGTAATTGCTCACGATATTCGCCGTCAGGCTCGTGCTGAAGAGTTTGCTCCTTACGATGAAGTGATTGCCAAGCGAATCCCCGGCGTGGCTATGGATCAAGCTGAAGCTGCTCGTCAACAGATTCGTGACAAGTATGTGTTAGTTCAGGCCGATATTGATAACGCTTCTTCTCCTGAGCAGATTAAAGAAGTGTTAGATCAGATCATGGTGAAAGCTGAGTAATCATGGAATTCCAGACTATTTTAAATATTATTCTGGGATCTTTGACTGGTATTCTTGGATGGTTTGCGCGGGAGATGTATGCTGCTGTGCAAGCCCTCAAGGATGATCTGTACAAGTTTCGGGAAGAAGTAGCTAAGGAATACATTCCTAAGAATGAGTTCAACTTGTTCAAGGAAGAGCTATTCCAAACACTTCGCCGTATTGAAGACAAGATTGAAAAGAAAAGCGATAAATAACTATGGCACTCCCTACATACTTAGGATTGGTTAATGAAGTTTTGGTTCGTCTTCGGGAACCTGAAGTTGGTACTGTTAACGAGCATTCCCTTTCTAAGTTGATTGGGGCGTTTGTAAACGATGCTAAACGGGCGGTGGAAGATGCTTACAACTGGAACGCCTTAACCACCACTCTGACAGCGACAACCAGCCCGTCCGTGTTCAACTATGCTCTCACAGGCACAGATGCGCGGTTCAAGGTGATTGAGGTTTACAACAATACGGATCGTTTCCATCTCCAGCCTAAGACTACGATGGAGATGACCTCGTTATTTATCAGCACTCCTACCCCGGAGCGCGGCTCTCCTGCTTACTATAACTTTAACGGTATTAACTCTAACGGCGATACGCAGGTTGACCTGTATCCCGTCCCGGACGATGTTTATACCCTGTTCTTCAACATCTATAACCCGCAAGGCAAGCTAGTCAACGATGCGGATAACTTACTGGTTCCGAGTGAACCGGTGGTTCAACTGGCGTATGCCCGTGCATTGGTTGAGCGTGGTGAGGACGGTGGTTTAGGTAGCTCGGAAGCTTACGCGATGTTCAAGAGCATCCTGTCTGACTACATTGCTATCGAATCTTCTCGTTACCCGGAGGAAGAAACTTGGGGAGCTAACTAATGGCTCAGCAAATTCAAACTTACAGTATCACTGCTCCCGGCTTCTTTGGCCTGAATACTCAGGATTCTTCCCTTGATCTTGCTGCTGGGTTTGCTCTGGTGGCTAACAACTGTGTTATCGACCAGTATGGCCGTGTTGGTGCCCGCAAAGGCTGGCAACCGCAGAACAGTGCTAACGCTCAGTTAGGCACTGCTGACATCAAGGCTATCGCTCAATTGGTGATGGACGACGGCACAGAGTATGTGGTGTTGGCAGGTAACAACAAGCTGTTTAAGCAGACTGGCGGCACCCTGACGGAACTGACCTACGGCGGTGGCGGTACAGCCCCTACGATTACAGACAGTAACTGGCAGATCGCTATTCTGAATGAAGTTGCATACTTCTTCCAGATCGGTCACGATCCGCTAGTGTTTGATCCTGCTGTGTCTTCTACCACCTACCGGCGAGTGAGTGAAAAGACCGGATATGCTGGTACTGTTCCTCAAGCCGATAACGTAATCAGTGCTTATGGCCGTCTCTGGGCTGCTACAACCCTGACGGACAAAGTGGTTATCTCTTTCTCAGACCTTCTTTCCGGCCATGTATGGACAGGAGGTACGGCAGGTACGCTGGACATCACTACAGTGTGGCCTAAGGGCGGAGACACTATCACTGGTTTAGGGGCGCATAACGGCTTCTTGTTTATCTTCGGTAAGAACAGTATTATCGTGTATAGCGGTGCTACGGCCCCTGCTACGATGACGTTATCCGACACGATTATCGGTATCGGGTGTATCGCAAGGGATACAATCCAGAATACAGGCTCCGATATTATCTTCCTGTCGGATACCGGTGTTCGGTCTGTTTTACGAACTATCCAAGAGAAGTCGGCTCCGTTTCGGGATTTAAGTAAGAACGTCAGAAACGATCTGATGTCTGCTGTTAATTCTGAAACTCCAAAAAACATCAAGGCGATCTACAGTCCGTTTGAATCGTTCTATCTGTTAACCCTTCCCACGTTAAAGACAGTTTACTGCTTTGACCTGAAAGCTGCTCTGCCGGATGGCTCTGCCCGTGTCACCACATGGGACAATATCCAGCCTAAAAGCTTTTGCTACTTACGGGATGAATCGTTACTGATCGGTAAAGAAGGCTATCTCGGTAAGTACACAGGTTACTTAGACAACACCAGTTCTTATCGGTTCCAGTATTTCACCAACCATACCGATTTAGGACAGCCTTCGGTTACCTCGGTATTAAAGAAGCTCTCTGTGGTTGTTATCGGCGGCTCTGACCAGTACGTGACAATCAAATGGGGTTACGACTTTACTAGTAACTATCAGGCACAAACTGCAAAAATTCCTGCTAAAGGGGTTGCATATTTTGGTATTTCGGAGTATAATATAGGTGAATATACGGGTGGAACTAACCTAGAAACATTAGTTGCTTATCCGTCAGGCTCCGGTAAGGTAATTCAAACAGGTTACGAGGCGGATATTCAAGGTTCTGCCTTGTCAATCCAAAAATTAGAAATCCACGCTAAAAACGGAAAGGTTGTCTAGCCGTGACAGACTACGTAAAAAGTACTAACTTTACATCCAAGGATTCCTTGGCAACAGGTAACCCCTTAAAGATTATTAAGGGTGCTGAGTTTGACACGGAATTTAACAACATTGCTACGGCGGTGGCTTCTAAAGCGGATTCTGCTTCTCCGACCTTCACCGGTACGCCTTTAGCTCCTACGGCTGCTTCTGGTACAAATACGCAGCAGATTGCTACTACTGCGTTTGTGCAGACTGCTGTGGCTACATCGGCTATTACCGGTGAAATCAAGATGTGGACAGGCACATCCGCTCCCACGGGCTACCTGCTGTGTGATGGTTCTGCTGTGTCTCGTACTGTTTATTCTGCTCTTTATGCAGTTTTAGGCACGACATACGGCTCTGGTGACGGTTCTACCACCTTCAACCTGCCTAACTTCACTAACCGGATGCCGATTGGTGCCGGTGACCTGTACGCTAACGGCGGCACAGGCGGCAGTAAGGATGCGATTGTTGTCTCCCACACTCACACAGCTACTTCTACTGTAACT